CCACTCTTGAAAACTTCTTCGGCACTCATGGTCTTGGTACGCAGGTCTTTGCGTTTTTCGTACTTTACGTAGAGCTCTTCGAAGCGTTCTGTGTTTTGATAAAACGCTTCGTATAAGTCTGGTACTTGGTTGGGATCAAAGAACGTTATTTGTTCTTTGTTTTTAAATCGTCTCCAGAAGAAAGCACTAAGCACAACCCCATAATCCATATGACGGACTCGGGTTTCTTCTGTTCCTTGGTTGTTTTTAAGCACAATAAGATCATCAAACTGATGATGCCAAATAGGATAAAAAACAGTAGCACTTGCATTACGAATACCTCCTTGACTGCAACTTCTTAGGTCGCCGAACCATTTTTTCAGGAAAGGTATCATACCTGTGTGCATAATCTCACCACCACGGATGGGACTGCCTAGTGGACGCAATCGTCCTATCTCCAAACCAATGCCTGCTCGCTTGCTGGCATACTTGGCCATCATTTCACCTGAAGCAAATATACTGTCCAGATCATCGTCACTCCTGATAAGTACGCAACTACTAAACTGTTTAGTAGGAGTCCCAAGACCAGCGAGCACAGGAGTAGCAAGAGTAAACAAGCCGTCACTAGCTGCTGTGTAATATTCTTTGATGTAGCGCATTCTCGATGCATTCTGTTCTTCTCGGTGAAATACAGTAGCGGCCGCGACCATGTATCTAATTTGTGGAGTTTCATAAGTTTCCTTTGTGGCACGATTCTTGACCAAATATTTTTCAATCAACTGCTCGATGGCAGCATACCCATATTCTTCATCTTTAGAATGATCCAGCATGTCATTCATCTTGTTCCAATCTTCTTCGTTGTACCAAGTCAATAATTCAGCTGTGTACAAACCAGTGGCCACATTGGTTTTTACAATCTCGTAGAGGTGGGGAGGCTCGTAGGAGCCATAAACATCCTTACGCAACATACTTAAACGTTGCTTGCCTGCTACATATTGATAGTTAACATGTCCAACATCTGGATTTGATTCTACATCAATCAAATCCACAATAGCTCTCAGCGTGATGCCATCTATTTCTTGTGTGGTGATTCCATCGTAAAAATGTGGCTGGGCTTTGATTTCAATCATGCTCTGACTGACATCGGCTATTCCTCTACATACTTTTGCAATCTGTGTCTGCCATTTTTCCAGTGTCAACTGTTCTCTTTGCCCATTGCGTTTAATCACCGTTATTGTCATTGTTTTCTCTACGTTATTCTTTGCGATCTGATATTTATTTGTTACTGTTATTTGTCCAGATGATGCTGGTTTCAACTCCGCTTAATTCAACAGTTGACAAAACACACCCATATTCCAGGTTTAAAACGTGATTGTCTACTACCAAAAAATATTTACTGTACCTACTGGCTTCCATTGTAGACATATGTATCTCAAATCGACTTGCTATAAACCGCTGTGTTAACTTTAAAGTATACAGCATTCCAAGAACAATAGCAAGCTCATCTAGTTTAGAATTTAAAACTAGATGCCAAGGATCCGGCCACTTGTCCGGAGTAAGGGGGTTGAGATAATGACTAACAAATGGTGCTCGACTCCAAAGATGTGCAACATCCTCTAGTGGAGTTTGGCTAGTTTCTATGCTATCACGAAATTGTTTCCATTTTATTAATCTATCATTGTTGTATAGATCAAACACCGTAGGTAATATTATATTCGATTGAACCAATAGCACCAGAAATTAATGGGTTTTGATATTTAAGAAGTAGGGTGTCATTATTTGGTCCAGCTGAATCATCATAGTTGCTGTTGTTTTTTAGTTCTGCAAAAAATTCGAATCCTGTCATAACAATTCCTCCTCCCGAATAGGTATATGTATCTGAAATTTCTATGTCAGTGTTAAATGTGTTAATCACTATGACAACTTGTCCGGTCCTTACGTGCTGACCTAATCTCAAAGTGTAATCAACATAAATGTAGTTGTTGTATGCACTGAACACAGCCAATGGTCTTGGTGCATCACTGAGATATAGTTCGCTGTAGTTTCTATCCACTAGGCTGGCTGAGCTAGCATTTTCAAATTCCACTCTAGTATCTGCAGTAGTCACACTGACAATTCCAGATTCTTGATGTCGATTGCTGGAACAGTTTACCAATGTGTTGCCGAAGGATTCACCAAATGACACTATACTAGTATATGGTGAAGACGCACTGTTGGTGTTGTTGCCACAGTTGGTGAATCTAGATCTTTGAAACTGTGTTCCTCTTCCTTGAGTACTAATGAATGCTTGATTGGCCACTTCTTCAAAGTGACAGTCGTCAATGTGCCAAAGATTTCCCTGACCAACAACACCGCCAATATATATTCCTGTATCACAGACAAAAAATTCACAGTGTTCAAAATCCACTACTGAATCAAATGACACAGTCTGTTGGCATTCCACTGCCAATGGTGTTGAATGCCATTTGCAATCTTCAAACACCAGTTTGTTGACTCTGGTGCCAAACAAGTTATTTTCCCAAAATACTGATGCAGTTACATTGGCAGACCCATCTGTGAATTCTGCCAGCACTGGAGTAATAGTGCTGGTACTGCCGCTGCCCGAAGACAAGCTGGTCACTGTGAAATTAGATTGCACTGTTGCGGCCAATGTTGCATCTGACTTGGAACTAATTTTAATACTACCGCCTACCACAACAGCTTCAAAGTTTGCACTAAATGTGGCATCAGCATTTAATGTTCCTACTGCTATGCCTAGGGTGTTGGCAAAAGTACTGGTAAAGGCAGTGTTGATAGTTGAACTCACTCCGCTGCCCGATACTATGACGTTACCACCTATACTCATTGTGGGTATGTTGTACAAACAACTGGCATTTTCCGGCACAAACACAGCATCACCTAACACATATCCAGATTGCCATTTAACACTTTTGAATTTACATTCCTGTGAACCGGTTATGACTGTTTGACCATCGTTATGATTAATGGTTAAATTTTCTATCACAATGCCTTGCGGTCTACCGGAGATGTCTTGGAAGATAATATTGTTATCTCCTATTTCTAGAACTGTTTCTTGTGAATTTTCTCCCTTGATCAACACATTGCTAGGTATAATTAGATCATCAAGAAAAAGATACACACCATTTGGCACAGCCAATATTTTTTTAAATTTATCGTTGGAATTTTTAAACAGTTCATCAATGGCCGTGGTAAATGCTAGAGTGCTGTCAGTTGATCCGTCTGGTATTGCACCAAAATCTACCACACTGACCTGTATCTCATCTATTTTAGACTGCAATCCACGAGCAATACTGAGAGTAATTGAATTATCATCGGCAGCAAATCTATAGCTGGCGGCCAATTCTAAAATATTATCGTGTTCAGTAAGGACTTTGGTGTTGCCCACTGCCGGGGCACCTTCAGCAACACTGCCGTTGCCTATGAATAGTTCTTGACTGTCAACAGCCCAGGCAAATTCTGCTGAACTCAGTTGTGGAACACCTATGCCTGAATTTTTTTGGCCTCTTCTGACCTGGATTTTCGAGATTTGAATTACAGCCACTTTGATATCCTCTATGCGTTATAGAGTATTTATCTACCTAGCTTGTAGTATTCCTCTACCTTTGTGAGCCAGGCATCCTGCCACTTGTTGAAGTCTGTAGGTTCTAGTGTGAACTGCTGATATTGAAAGTCTCGTGAACACATAAAGATAACACCTTTCTTGATGTCTGTGCCATAGACTTCATTATGTGCTAATATATAGGCCATCAGCTGTAGGTAGTAATCTTCTACCCATTCCGCTTTCTTGGGCTTGTTGGTCTGTTTGTAATCGCATACTGCGGGCTCTCCATCGTGTACTGCAACTAGATCAGTTGTACCTGAAAACAATCCCGGATAGTATAGACTCTGTTCCATAGCCCATACTTCGGATACTTTTGATAATCCATTTTCAATAATAACATCAGCCATTTTGTTAGCCTGTACGTGAACAGGATTGTTACCAGGCTGTCGTTGTATACCAGCAATGAATCTTTCTAGATTGCTGTGCATGGCTGTGCCTACGCCTGCAGCTTCAGTGGTAATCTGTTGTGCTTTTTCAACTCCTACTCGTTTCTTCCATTCGTTCAAATGAGTCATGTCTTTGGTGGCACTCAATATAGTAGTCACTGAGGGTAGACTTTCGCCGTCGGGAGTTTGGTAAACACGTTTACGTGTTACGGGGTCGTTGATTTGAACACAATTTTTATATTGGAAACGTTCAACAAAGGGTGGTGGGTTGATAATCATATACTGTATATATTACAGTAAAGATATTATGTTGTCAAGCCTGGGTGGCTAATTGTTGTGGGGCAGCACTGGCTGCAATTTTATCTACTTCCGCTTGACTGTCTTTGGTGCCGTCTGGTTTTTGTTTTTCGCTGCCGGCGCCTGGCACTTTGAGCTCAATGCCGTCATCATTGAAATTTGAAATCATTGCCTGTACTGCCGGACTTGAATCGTACATGGCTTTGAAAGTTTCATAATCAGCGGTAAGCTCAAATCCGTTGATTGCTAAAACTTTGTTGAGTCCGTTCCAATTTAATTTCGAAGGGGCTTTTTGACTGGCAGCACGACCTATATAGTTTCTAAGAACCATTATGAATCGATCAATTTCTATTCCGGAGTTTCCGCCAAATTCAAAAAATCTCATTTTAGTGTGCTCAATTCTTTAGTAAGTTCTTGAATCTGCTTTTGCATTTCTTTAATCTGCTCTTGAATGGCTTTCTTTCGTTCGGCCATCTGTTTGACCTGAGCTGCCTGCTGTTTGGCCATTGCTTGAGGATCCATTGCTGGGGCCGGTGGCTGACCGGCAGCTGGAGGTTTTGATCCTGCAGCACCAGCTGCAAATGTTCCCAACGGAGACGGTTTAGCACCCGGAGCCGCTGCACCAGGCATAGGAGGTGTTAACTCTCTTAGTCGTAACCCACTGGTGAATTCTTCGAGTTTCATCCTGCTAATGCTCTCATCAAACGATTCTGATGGTTGATACTTTCGCGCATCTCACGACCTGCTTCTTCTGCACCACCTGCAGCTGGCTCAGCAGCGGCAAATTCGTCTCCACCTAATTCAGCATCTGCGTTCATGGCATCGGGTTCAGCAGCCATGTCAGCTGCCGGCTCGCCGCCTAACATATTGACAGGCTGTTCTTCACCTGTTAGTGTACGTACTCCAGTGGCCAATGCTTCACGTGTGGTCTTGAGATTTTCCAAGGCTGATTGAATTGCCGGAGCCACTGCTTCAATAAATCCCTTTGCCTGTTCTTGTCCCATTTCGTCACGGATGCTATCACCTAACTGCAATAGAGTATCATTCTCCATACCGCTTAGTTCTTCAATCCAACGGCCCACTCTGTCAACCATGGTCTTTGCTGTGACGATCGCACTTGCTTGCTGGATCTCACCTTCTCTTAAATTATTCATACTTTCTCCTGTTTGTTCTATGCTTTCATTCTCTTTTTTGTAAATCTTATTGTCAGCTTTTTCACTGCCTCTCATACGATTCATAACTTTCTTTGCACTCTTGTCTGTGGTCATATAGTCGCCGGAAGTCATTGTGTTTACAATGTCTTTGCCTGCTTTGTCTTGATAAGATTTTAGAGTGTTTGTACTTAATTCTGTTTGAATGTTTTCGCTTCCAACCATATCTTTGAACTGATCTTCTAGATCTTCTAGGTAGTCGGCCATGTCAATTTCGCCACCGTCTTGATCACTATAGGCATAATATACTTCTTCCACAGCAGATTCAACATCACCTTGATTGAGAGCTGCTAGTACTTTATTATAATCAGGATCACCGTAGCCACCACGTTCGTTCATGTTTTCATCAAAGTTTTTGAGGATCATCATCAATGCTTGTTTGTCGATGTCTGCACCTTCTTGTACTGTGTTGTCTACAATAGGTTCATCACGCTCTGATAATTCAGCTACTATGGCATCGTGCATGAACTGTGCCTGTGACAGTGCATCATTTTCCACAGTTTCATTGAAGCCAGAACTGCTACGTGCTGTGTAGATCTGTGTGCGCAGTTTGTTTCTAGCATCTTCCAGCTGTTCAACATTGAATGTTTCTAGATTCAGTTTGCGACCAAAAGTCTTAAACATACTTTCGTTCAGTCTTTTACTGGTTCTATTAATTTTGAAGAGATCTGTGGTTTTCATATTGGTTGATCCATAGTGATGTATTATTTATTCAGAAATAAGTCAAAGCGGTTACAGTTTCTTTGGCAGCTAGAGTTTTATCTCTGCTTTCGCAGTACCTTGCCCAAAGAGTATCCGCTTTTTCATAGTTTTTAGTTATGACAGCTTTTTGATACTGTGTTCTTAGAATCTGACTATCTGTGAACCATTTGCCGTACTCTTGGTCTAATCTGTAAATTTTATCTACGGTTGCAGAATTGGTATTTTTTGTCACTAGATTGGCCATTCTGATTGCTGTGGCATTGAGATTAATGTTGCTGTAGATAAGACTGTTGTGCCTATAAAGATGTTTTGTAGTTTCTTCACTGACGATTAACACATCACCTACAAGAATACCTTCAGCAACCTTCAGTGGCAGAATGTGGTTGTCAGCTATGAGTTTATGCTGTGCGTTAGCTACTAAGTGCTCTAACCGCCGCTGTATGTTTGTCATAAAAAAAGGACCTATGGCCCTTATTTAAGTGGGTGATTGATATTAGCTAAACATCTTGGCAACTAGATCCATATGCCCTGATACCCAGCCTAATACCGCTACGCCACCAGCAGTCATATAGATCCATTTTTGTCTAAATTTTTCTAATTCTGTAATTTTACTGGCCAATTGACTATGTTGTTCACAGCTTGCACCATACATGTCTTCTAGTTTGGCCATGACACTTTCTCTAGTTTTATCTAGACAGTCGTGCATGTCTTTAACATCAACCTTGATCTCATCTAATTTTTCGTCTAGGTTCGCTACCTTGGTTTCTACTACACCAAGTCGTTCTACGGTTGTGGCCATGTAGGCTGTTTCCTTTTATGTTAAGTCAAGTGCTCGCTCCGAGCCATGTGCCTAAGTGTTCCGAAATGCCTAATTGTTTTGCCTGTTAAATTATATTTATCCCGCTTGTGAGATTTCGTATATCCAAATATTTGCACGATCACCTTTGGTTTGAAATATTGAAGGTGTAATATCTACTGAATTATTTAACTGATTTATCACAGGAACACCTTCAAGGTCATCCAACAGCAGACCCACTGGATCGTCACCAAGTCGAAAAACAAAATCTCTTTCAACTGAAAATTCCCAAATCCAATGAGTGGCAGCACCTTCTATAGCATCGGGTAGTCTACCTGTGTGGCATTCTGGGTCTCGATCCCATTCCACATTTGACCTAATGCCAATGGCCTGTATGAGGCTGTTGAAATTGGCCTGTTGCCCCAATTTCAAATGATCTGTTTCTGATCTAGATGGACGAGAACGTGTGATATCAACCACACTGACAAGTTTGAACAGTTGCATAATTATATGCTACTATTTAACTCTACAAAATTGTAGTCGTAAAAAAGCCCGGCGAACCGGGCTTAGTCTTCCCATCCCTGAGAATTTAAAATTACATACCTTCTAGGTCTGTCGGAACAGTTACTGTAATTGTGTTGGAATCAGACAATGTAGCAACACCGCTGCCGGCTGTATTAGTAAATGTACCTGTATCTAGAACTTGAGCAATTAGTCTAGCAACAGCGTCGATGCTGGTGCTGTGACGATCTGCTACCATAAAAATTTCAAGACCGTTGCTTTTGAATTGAAACAAACGAGCTATAGAACCTAGTGCATCGGAAATCTTTGCTGCGGCTGCGTCTGAAGCTGCTACTGCTAGTCCTGATCCATTTAGAACTACTTTGTAGAATGTTAATTCGGATGTGTATTGAATTGTACCGCGAGCTACTGCTGTTGGATTTGTTCTTGTGAATGTTGCCATGATATGTTCTCCTTAAATCAATAGTCCCGCTCCGGGACTGGCATATTATTTAGTCAGATTGGAAAAAACCGTGGTCTTAGACCTGTTAATCGGCTCGAAACGGAGTCCAGCGATCACGTGGCACTAATTTTGAACCGCCTGCAACATAGCCTTCACCACCGGGCTTACCACCTGTAGTTTGTTCTATGTCGCCGCCTGATGCATCTAGCTCACGAATTACTTCGTCTTTGGCCGCCATGATCTCACGCACTAGTTCAAACATCACATCCATGACTCCGGGGTGCAGTTCGCTGTGTGCCGCTATCTTGGCAGCTTTGGCAGGAGTCTTTTGCTCAAAGGCCATAAAAGCTTCTGTGTTGATATTGTCCAGTTGTTTTGTTTTCGATTGGTTATTTACAAAAGTGTAAATTTCACTCTGCAGATAGCCCATACCAGCAACAGGAGCTAACAATTTATCAATGGCCTGTTGATTTTTAGCCAGTGCTTCAATAGCAGCAATATTGTCTGCACCAACTGCTGGTCTATAGCTAACACTGGTCAAGCCAAATACCTTTAGGTCTGGATTGCCACTAAACTGATCAGGATCGTCAAAGTCCGCACCTGTCTTGTCTCCAAAGTAACCAAACACCTTGTGTGCCGCCACTGCTACCTTGGCCTTGGCCAATGCTCGACCAATTTCACTAGTGCCAGCAACAGAGTAAGTGGTTTGATTGGGAGTAAATGTAATTTTGCCGTTAGCGCCGGCATATGGTTTGCCTGGATGGAATAGGATGTCTCCGTAGACATAACCTCGAAACTCTGCAGGAGTTGCACGTTCAAATATGGGCCATAATGCTGCCATATCTCCGGCAAACTTCTCACGCCAATCTTCGCCTTTGCCACGACTCATGATAAACTGTTTGAGTTCGTCTGGGCTAGAACTTTTGCCTTCCTCACGTCCCCAGTTGTTTTTGCCTACCAGTCGGAAACTGCCATCATCCTCACGTCCCCAGTACACTGTGGGATTGCCGTCCCACTTGATCGTGATACTGGTTTCGGGACTGGCTAGATCTTTTAGTATTTTAATGGCCTTGTTTGCACCATTGGCTTCTGTGAATACAAGATCTTCTAGGTGGTTGAACTCACGGCCCACTTTCTTGGGTGCAGGGGCTGCTTCAGCTTCACGTAAAAATTCAAATGCTCTCATTTAACTCGTTCCATCATTTTGCGAAACCAAGAGGGTGTTCCAGTTTGCGCACTTTCAAACGAGATTACGTTTTCCGGCAAGGTAATACCTTGCTTGCCCAATGTTTCTCTTGCGCCTGCAACTAGTTCTTCGTAGTTAGGCAATTTTTTAATAAAATCTAAAATGTTGTCCACTGATTTGATATCTTTAACTGTGGCTGTTTGTCCCAGCAACACCTTGGCAATTTGATTCCAGTCGTTGCCATTGGGTAGTAGTTCGTCTGTGGTAGCATTTAGTATTCCGTGCTTTGGACTGTACTTGATGCCGCGAGCACGAGCAATTGAACTCAATAGGATATGTCGATGTTCACCGCGATACTCGCCCTGTCCACCAATCATTGAGCCTTGTTGAAATTTAGGATTAGCTGAAAACATAAAGTCTGCTTGTACAAATCCATTGTCCGGACTGCCTTTGATTGGCACCTTCCAGTGTACATTGTCTCCGCTGAGTTTGATGTTTTCTTTGCCAAATTGTGCAATGAGTTTTTCAGCGAATGATTTTTTATCCACTTCGTTGGCATCAACTGACAGGTCTAGATCACCTGAACTGTTCTTTTCAAAGGTGCCATCTGGATCTTCTTTGCGGCCTGTGGTACCTAGCCATTTAACCGGCTTCTTGTCATCAAGATGCTTTTCTTTGGTAAAGTCAAGACCTGTGATTTTTTCAATGTAGAGAATGGTTTCCTCTACGTCTCCTGTGGCAATACGCTGTGTTAGTGGTTGTTTTTCCGGGCCTTTGAATACGTTGCCGCCTTCTGACAGTTTACTGATCATTGCTTTCATCCAATTTTTTCTTGAGTTTACGTGCTTCTGCTATTCTGCGAACACCACGTGTGAATTTTGCAGGATCTTGACCCTTGATTGCATTGATAAGTCTACGCTCAAGTTCGTCTGCTGAAGCAGAATCATAATTTTTATGAATACTTTCCAAGAGGTTAATAGCCGAATTGATGATGTTGGCAGCACGACTTTCTATCAACGAATCAGTGCTGCGCACATCGGCAATAGAATTTAGTTCCTGCAAAATCGATCTGGTTTGAAGCTTCATTGAAATATTCCTATTGTGTATTTAACTCATTTTAAACAATAATAACATTGTACTGAAAAATGTGCGATCGCACAAGAGCCGGATAAATAACTCAGTAGAAACACTGAGTCTACACTAACACACAGGAAACACAATGAAATTTTTATCAGATCGAATGTTAGCTATTATGGAACGTCTATCCGAAATGTTCCCTGGATCCAGCTATCAAAGCCGCTTAGATCAATATCTAAGCACCAAAGGCATTACCGATGCCGCACAACTCGAAAATTATATTCGACAATTCAACTCCCAAAAGGAATCTTATCTATGAAAACAATCTTAAACTCAATCTGGTCATTTTTAGAATCATTTGCACAGGCCCGTGCTGCCGCAAGTCTTGCTCGTCAAGGTCGCATTGAAGAAGCCAAAGCCGTATACACAAACTAAATGAACTACTTAGACACCGTAATAATGCTGTTACGCTGGAAACAACAAGGGTGGGAAGTACATCCTATAGTTGACGAATTTCACGGCTGGTTCTAAGCTAATAAATACTGGCATGAAATTAGTGTATATACACGGTGCCAATGCCACCAGCGAGAGCTTCAATTACATCAAGAGTAAACTAGGCGACGGACTAGATATAAACTACGACAGTCGCAATGGGTTTGAAAACAACCTAAAAGATATGCAGTCTACGTTAGACGGGAATACTGATCTAGTGTTTGTTGCACATAGTCTAGGCGGTATCTATAGCCTGCATTTGGCCAATAGTATGCCCGATGCTGTTAAAGGTGCTGTTACTCTAAGCACACCATATGGTGGCGCCGAAGTGGCAGACTATGCCCAATACTTCTTGCCGTTCAGCAGACTGATGCGTGACATTGGTCCTAGTAGTTGGGTTATGAAACAGGCAAGAAACATCAAGATACAGCATCCTTGGACTAACATTGTAACAGTCAAAGGACAAAGTGCATTCATGCATGAGCCCAATGATGGTGTTGTGACTATTGCTAGTCAGAAGCATCATGAGGATATGGAACTAGTAGAAGTAGATTATAACCACTATGAGGTTGTGCTCAGTGACGTAGTGGTTAAACTTATTAAAGAACGAGTAAACAAGTTCAAGAAATAAGTTGCTTTTAGATCATAGAGCATATATAATAGTACATAGAGAAAAAGAAGTATCTATGTAAACAGACATTACACACAGGAGATTATTATGTCAGAAATTTTTACAGCACCAAAGCTACCAGAAGTTAAATTCAACAAGAACGGATACGAAATTCGTACAGACATCTTGGGCATGGCCAAGAGCCTAGTACAAGACGACTTCCAAGCCAAGTTCCAAGGTTGGGAAATGACTGCTACTCGCGATGAGAAGACTGGTCAGATCGTTACTAAGGTAGACATGCCAACTTTCCCAGGACTTGATAAAGTTCTAGAAACAGCAGAGAAAATGTACGCATTTGTCAATGCTGGCGCTACCAAGAAGTAAATTATTAGCCGCATAGCGGTATATTATAATATAGTAAATGAAAAAGGACCTTCGGGTCCTTTTTCTATGTGCGTAACTTGGCCAGTCTTAAAAATTTAAATAGACTAAACCACATCCAACCTATGTCAAACTCAAACCAACGACGACTCAGCTTAGGATTAGCAGGATCTAAGTGATGATTGTTGTGTAGTTCTTCACCGCCAATTAGTATGCCCCAAGGCACTATATTACGGCTGTGGTCTTTGGTTTCGCCATTGCGATAGCCCCACCAGTGTCCGATGCCGTTGATAAATCCAGCGGCCCAGAACGGAATCCATAACATTTGTACACCCCACACCATAAACCCCCAAAGCCCAAATAACAATAAGTCTATGACTAGCATTAAGAGAATGCCTAGTTTGTGATGTGGGGTATACAACTTGCGTTCAATCCAGTCTTTGGGAGTGCCCATTCCGTATTTCATGATCATGTCAGCATCTTTGCCAGCACGATTATAAAACTTGACTCCACCAAATACCAATGGCCAAATACCAAATACGTGTGGACTATGTGGATCACCTTCTACATCAGTATTTTGATGATGTTTACGGTGAATTGCTACCCATTGCTTAGTAGTCATGCCTGTGGTCATCCACAACCAAAAACGCATAAAATGGCTCAGGATTGGGTGAAATTCAATTCCTCTATGTGCTTGGTTTCTGTGTAGATATAGTGTGACACAGACTATTGTGATGTGCGTCATTACTAGGGTTGCGATTATTATAGTCATCTTTTACTTAGCCCGTTGACATAAGGGTTAAATTATGCTATAATATAGTATGAAAAATAAACTTATACTCACAGACGCAGATGGAGTTTTGCTAGATTGGGAATGGGCATTCTCAGTTTGGATGCAAGAACGCGGTTACACTCTAACAGCAGACAACAAGAAAAGCTATTATCTGCATGATCACTACAATGAGCTAGAGGAACGGGATTCAAAGAAAGTTGTTAAAACTTTCAACGAGTCAGCAGCCATTGGCTTTCTTCCTGCTCTACGTGATTCAGCTCACTATGTTAAAAGACTGCACGAAGAACACGGTTATGAATTCCGGGTGATCACAAGTCTAAGTCTAGACAAGAACGCAGGCAAACTGCGTGAAATGAATCTTCGTAAACTGTTTGGCAATGCCATTGAAAGTGTTATTTGCCTGGACACAGGTGCAGACAAAGATTCAGCATTGGCTCCTTACAAGGCGAGTGGCATGTGGTGGATTGAAGACAAGCCTGCCAATGCCGATGTTGGCCACAGTCTAGGACTGCGCTCTATCCTTATTGAACACGGGCACAATATGCATCATGAATGTTCATACCCTGTGGTCAAGAACTGGCGCGAACTCTACGAACTAGTTTTAACTCCAGTATCTGGTGCTGTCTAAACTGTCCCAATAGGCTTTGTTGTTGCGATTGACAAAGTTTTTGACTAGATACTTGGCCATGCCCATATAGCCCATCTTCTTGAATCTACGACTGTCCTGACCAAAGTGATGTCGTATGATTCTAAACTTCTTAGGGCTGTACTTACGGCTCAAGAAGAAGTCTTCTGATGTTGCAAACTGCTCCGGAAAGCCGCCGTACTGTTCAAAGCGATCCCTGCGTGTTAGCATAAAAGCACCAACAGCAAAAGGACTAACATATTTTAATACATGATTGATTAGGTTAAATGCTGTAAACCCAATCTTTGCTCGTAGGTCTCGATCATAGCATTTGATATTCAATCCTATGAGGTCTAGGTTCTTACGCTCTATCATGTCAACAGCATCTTGTATTACATTATCTTTAAAGAATCGCACATCAGCATCAATAAACAAGATATAGGGAGTAGTGACCAGTTGTGCTCCATTGTTCTTGGCCAGCGAAACAGGCCCACCTTCAATGATTTCTACATTTAACTTGCCCTTTGCGGCTTGAATAACTTCACGAGTATTGTCTGTAGAACAATCAGCAATGATGATTCTAGTATCACCAATGTTTTGGCTGCGTAGAGAGTCTAGCAAATGGTGTATGTAGTTCTCCTCATTCTTGCAGGGAACCACAATGGTAATTTTATCGCTTATTGTCGTTTGCATTGGCCTACCACCTTAAAATTTTTAAACTTCAGCTGCCACTTGAGGCTGCTTAGGACTTGCTCGCAGGTCTTTTGATCTTGGAACTGGAGTTCTACTCTGCCTGGTTGATCCTGGGGATCGTTTATATGTATCGCTGTCAGTATCAATAGCCACATCATCTCGCTCCTTGGTCCAAGTTATAATTTCCCAACGGCCGTTGTGGTGTTCTACAAGTGCAGTACACGATTCAACCCAGTCACCGTCATTCATATAAGTTACACCGTTGATCTCTTTGATCTCTGCATGGTGTATGTGTCCGCATATGACTCCATCAAAGCCACGTTTCTTGCAATAGCCTGCTAGATTCTCTTCAAACT